TGATCTTTAGCATAATTGAGGTTTTCAATAAGTCTGTCTTTTCCAGTATTTGCAAGTTCAACAACATCATCTTTACCTTTATTAACATTTTCAACTAGTTGATCTTTAGCATAATTAGCATCATGTCTGGCCGCATCCCATGTCATCTGGGCTCGTTTTTTAAACTCTTCAGTTTGTTCTCCCAGATTAAAAGATCCTATATTCTTTTGAAGATTACCTAGACCTTCTCCAGCTTGTGATGCAACAGAAGTTACACCTTTGCTAACCTCTCCAACTCCACCAGCTACAGCATCCAGATTACCTTTTACAGTTTTCATCGCTTCCCCGGCTGATCCTCCCATTAGTATGCTCCTGAACGCCTTAGACGTTTCTTAATGGGATTAGTCATATTCTCTCCAGCTTCCTGATAAAGATCGGCACCTCCTTGAGCTACCTGAGTTCCTTTATCCTTAATACCTTGGAGATTACCTATATAAGCATCTTTACCACCTTCAGCCATGCCTTGCATTTGGCTCATACCTTCTTGCGCTTTCTCCATTACTCCGCCCATATTTATCCTATTGCTGAGATTGGTTTAAAAGTTTCCTTTGCCTGTGTTGGAGCAAAGTAGCCGTGTTCATCGTCTTTAGTTCCAAAGGCATGTTCAACTCTTTTCTTCTCCATACCTAAAGAAGCATAGCGTAATGACATAACAGCATATCTTGTTGCAGACATAATATCATCACGTTCCTTTACTATCTTACCATCTTTTCTATGATACATTCTAAGTTCTGCAAACCAATCACTTAAATGTTCAAAGACTTTGAGCCTTCCGCTTTGCATCCTTTGAAGCATGTCCATAATTCCCGGCTCAACAGAATTCCCACCGTCAGGATTAGTGAAATGACTACCAAGCATATTAACACCAAGCTTCCTGTAAAGCCGAGACAGAGGCTCCCCAGAACCTTTATCGTGTTGCATCCCATCGTGAGGCCATGCACAAGGAATCTCTTTACCTCTTGAAGCAATTGCATGGGCATGTATAACAGGTGTTTCAGAACGGATTGAGTAAACGTCATAAATATAGCATACATCTGCATCACGGTCCCACGCAACCCAGACACAAGCGAAAGGGTGATCCCAGCCGAAATCAATGGCGCAGAGTTTCGGCCAATATTTGGAAAGTGCAAATGCTGGAACCTTGATAGAGTCCTCATCGATAGGAAATACCAATCCTGAACCAAGAATAGGAATCCCTTTTGAACGCATTTGTCTTTCATGCGGTGGAAGGGCATTAAGTATTTCTTGTTTGGCATCTTCATCCAAGTGCGGTGCATCATCCCATGTTGCATGATATAACTGCTGTCCTGATTTAAGATCATTCATGAATTGGGCAACTACATTAGTCATACCCTTTTCAGGAGTGAATGTCATGAATATTAAACCTCTACCTTTCAAAGTAGCTCTTAATCCCTGTGAATATATATCCTGTGGAGGTTCTTCGTCCAGCCATACTATATCGACTGCTTTACCCATCCATTGTTCTTTACCTTGTTCATAGGATTTAAACCAGAGTTTGGAGTTCTTCCCTGATTTATGCTTTACAGTTAACGCACTTATAGCATTAGGAATACCCGGCATTCTATCAGTTTGGACTATTCTGTCTTTAGGGATCAGACCTCTTCCCCATTCCTCTGGATCTCCTGGTTCTCCTAATAGTTCTGCTTGCAAGATATCTCTTGTATTTGCAGTAGTCATACCTGCAACCCAAGCTTTGATTGGTTTATCGAACTTATGTCCTACCCACCAATCTGGATATTCTCCTAACAGATGAACAGCAGTTTCTGCGGCACCGGAATAGGTTTTACCTACCTTATTAGCCGCCATGAGTAATCTTTGTCTGGCAAAGTTATTGTTCATGTCTTTGGCGGCATGGAACTCAGACTGATATTTATAAGGGTCATAGAAGAAGATCCTGTTAGTAGATTTCTGAGTATCTATATTAGTAAGGATCTCTACTGTACGTTCAAGAGTCATTTTCGATATGTCTCAGAAACATCAGAAACATTATCTGAAGGTTTTGTGTAATTGTAATATCCTCTACTGAATTTAATTAGTTTCTTTTTAATTGCTTTATAAAAATCTTTTGTTTGATTTTCTGCCTTTTCAATTCCTAATGCGTTTCTAGCATTAGACTGAAATTCCTTAAACTGAGATTCTTGTTTTTCAATACCTAGAGTTTTTCTAACTTTTTTAATTTTATCCATAAACATCTTTTGGATTAATTATAAGAGTTTGATCTGTTCAAGCATTACAATTCTATTAAATCATTGTTATTGTTACCTTTTCTTAGCTGGTTGTTAGCTCTGGGTCTTCCTCCTTTCCCCAAACCTCCACCAACTCTTACGCCTTGAAGAGCTTTGCTGATCTTTTTCCAGAGTCCTTCTGGCATCTTTTGTTTAGTGTCTATTCTAAACTTCTGTTTAACTGCTTTTTGTCCTCCCTTTTTAGCAGTTTCCATAAGTTCTTTTTCGTACTTTGCTTCTGCAACTCCAGATTTATCAAAGAGATCCGCTTTCTGCAACATCTTCCCTTGTTTTGAAGGGGCTTGGGAAGGAGGCACAGAACCTGCTTTTGCAGACTTTATTTCAGGCTTTACTTCTTGAGGTCTTGTTCCAGCAGTTTTATTTGTTTTGGTTTCCCATTGTTTCTGTTTGGCTTGCATACCTCCTTTTCTCTGCGTTTCAGTAACATCAATGTTCTTTCCATATTGCAAGCCTTGTTGTTTGGGAGTTGTTCCCGGTTTAGCTGGGCCTTTGTATCCTGTGTTCCTTTCTGCTACTCCTTTATATCTTTGTATATCTGGATCTGATTGGACAATATTGGGTGCTTTATTCAGTTCTTGTAGAAGTATCCTATACTGGGAATTAGCTCTAGATTTCATAGCACGGTCTGTACTGCTGAAGTTATTATGTGCAGTTTGGAAAGACCGCTTCCATCTTTCAGCAGTTTGCTGAGACTGCGACATATTAATGCCGTGCTTCTTAGTTACTTTGTCTGGGAGTTTTTGAGTGAAGGATTCCCGGAGTTCACCTATCGATGCCTTGGCATGTCTCATTGCATCCGATCTATCAGAGAATGTACCAGTTCTGACTAGATCATCGGCAATCCTCTGTGCCAAGAGGTCCGATTTGGTGATGGGCATCAGTTGATATGCTGATGAGTTTCTTCAGTCTCTTTAGGAATGGGAATAGATTCTTCAGGAGGATCTTTTTCCTTGCCCAGAAGAAGCTCTGCCCTTTTCCTTCCGACTAAAGATATAAGTTCTGCTTCCAGTTCTGGAATAGTCTTCTGGTCTTCTTCCAAGACGATTCTATCGGAAGGCTTGAAACCTCCACGATCCATGATGTCTTTTGCCGCCTGAAGCTTCACTGTGTCAGATTCACTGTCCTTCATAAGAGAAACAAGGCTGTTGAAGGCCACAGGAGCTTTATCAACGAACTTCTCAAGCATCTTCTTATTGATCTCTATAGCCAGTTCTTTCTTAAGCTTCCAAGCCTGATTCCGCAAGGTATGGGAATTCTTGTAGCCAGCATTGATTGCCGACTGCATTGCATCTCCAGACTCACAATAGAAGTCTATGAACTTAGCCTGTTTGTCTGTGATCATTTTTAGAAACCTTGTTTATTTACAAGTCTCTTCTTTATCATTCTCTTTAAATAATCAGATGGTTTCCCCATATGAATCCCTGCACCTCTCATTTCAGAGATCCTTATTCCTACATCTGTCTCAACATTCTTTCTCTCCTTATCACTAAGAACATTATCTTTATA